AATACTTGCCTTGTTTTCTAATTCAATTGACCCCTTGTTCCAGTTAATTACACCTTGTTGTAACCACTTAGGCAAATTTTCATATGCAAGTTGTAATCTACTTAATATATCTCTAGCAGTAGATGATTTGTTTGCCAGTATAGCAATGTTAGAATTAGGGTTAAACAACGCATAATGAAGTAAATAAGATACAATGGTAGTTGATTTACCTGATTGTCTAGGTAATTTACATATTGTAAATCTTTCATCATGCATAGTTTGTACCATGTCTTCTTGAAAGCCGTACATACTAAATGGTACAAGACCTTCATCTAATGATACGATTTGTACATAATTTTTAATAAAATAGGTAGGGTCATTTTCGCATTTACGAAATTCTAGAACCTGGTCTTTAGTAAATTCTACAGGAGTATTTACTTTCTTTAAATTAGGATTTCCCAAATAAGCGTCAGACATAATATCCCTCTATGTGAGTATACCCTAACTTTATAGCAGTAGTAACTCTTTGACTTCCTTTTATTACTTTTAATAAACCTGTTTTATATTTTTTACCTAATGCTCCATAAGTGCCTTTATTTGTACACTTATGTACCTGTATAGGATGTATCATTTCAGCACCATTTAAAATATCTTCTAAAACAAATCCGTGTTTAGTTATTGCTAAATCACTTATCTGAAATATCTCGGTGTTTAGTGTTGATGACTTTGCTTTTAGTATCTTCATCTTTTTTTAACATCTTTTGTAATTCAGCAGTTGAACCTACAAATAAAGCATTTTGAATTTTTGTGTCGGCAGTTTTTGGTAGTTCTTTTAAGTCTTTTAATTTTTTATTTAAATCTTGTAATTTATCAACAGTATCACCTACACTTTTTATTAACTGACCTGCTACTTCATATGCTCTTGGATGTTCTCCTTCTTTTGCAACAGAAAGTATACCATCTATTGCCTCTTGACCTTTTTGTATTAAATCGTAATATGCCTCTCTAGAATAATCATGGTCGTTATCTACATCTGTATCTTTATCATCTTTTCTTACAACAGCAGGCGGCTTAGATTCTGGTTTAGAATCTTCAGTCTCTACTCCTAGATATTTGTTTATTATATCATCTGTACTCATATTACTATTTATCTATTCTCTTAGTGAAATTAGGCATACCTGGACCCAATCTTTTATCCCAATTATCATTGTCTATATCTTTTGTTTCTCTATAATGTATAAAAACTTGACTACAAAACTTATCAGTTAAAGGGTCTCTCCAGTGTTCACATTCAGTTCCTAAATATAACATACAATCACCAGGTTCTAATAAAACTTCTACACCCTTTTCTCCAGAAGAAATATATTTATTAACACCATCTACTTCTTGAAATTTACCATGTTCTGGATTGGGGTCTATGTAAATAGGCCATGGGTCACCACCTAAATTTATCGTACCTGATATTTCACAAGATTTTCTATCTTTATGTCTTTCTAACTCATCTCTTAGTTTATAATTTCTAGCGTAAGAATACATCTCTGTTAATTCAAGACCAGTTTCTTTTTCAATTCTAGGTTTTAAATGTGTTAGCATGTTGTCAAATAAAAGGTCGCCGTATGTACAATATGCATGAGGAACTTGTGGGTCATTAAAAAAACCATAAGCTTTAGAAAAAGGATTTATCATTTTATTTTCTATAAGTGTGATACAAACCTTTTCTTTATTTACCATATAATCATAATAAATTTTTACTACTTCTTCTGATAATATTTTTCTAACTACTATATACTTCTTATCATATAAACTCATTTCCAATTTTCTCCTAATGTCCACATTACTAATGAATATCTTTTACCTGATGTTATTGGTTCTACTTTATGCCATAAAAAACTAGGAAATATAACAAGAGAACCTTGTTGTTTAAATTCTGGAGGTGGACTAATCACGGTGTCTTCGCTACCACTATCTAAACCTCTTAAATTAAATATTAAATTTCCACCTTCATAATCTTCTGGTTTTGATAACTGTACACTCATAGATAACTTTCTTTGCATATTTTTTAAGTTCATTGGATTTTTTATGCTATCATTATGCCAAGTATAATGACCTCTGGGTTCATATTCTGTAAACTGAACATCTTCTTCAAAAGATAAATCAAACTTCCAAGATTTATTTGCATAATCAACAATAGAAGATAAATCTTTTTTTAACCAGGTATCACCAATAAAAACAGTTTTTGACCTTCTAATTTTTTCTGAATGTTCTTGTTTTTCTTCACTAGACAACATTTTATCACTAGAAGCTGTTCGTCCTTCTTTAGGATTTAAAGATTTGCCATACTCAATAATATCTTCACATTCATGAGCAGGTATTGCTCTAGGTAAATGATAAAAATAAGTATCTAATAACATAATAAAATCACCTGTTAATTATATAAAAGTATTTATAAAGTTTTTATATCTCAGCTGCTAGGGCTAATCTTGCACTTGCATTATTACTTCTTAATTTAATAGTATTATTATGGGTATAGGTGCCTGAGGCATTTACATTATCACCATCAGTATAAAACAAAGCACCTTTATTTGATTCATGAGCTACACCATCTATATTGTCAAAAGCATGAATATTATTTCCGCCCTCATGAGCCCAATATCCAGTACCAGTTGTAACTTCAGCAGTAGGAGCTGCTCTCATAGTATTTTTAAAATGAGCAGGAACAAAGAAATAGTCATCAGCATGATAATGTCCGTTACCGAAACATTGGTCATCACCATTTACAATAACTTGATAATATCTTTGACATTGTTTTAATTGAGTTGCTTGGTCGACAAACTGAAATTCTGGTTCTGAACCACTTACAAAAGTACCTAATTCTAATTGTACACCTGTTATATAAAATTCATTATCAGTACTAGAAAAAAACGAACTTAAACCTGGAAATCTATTAGCGTCTACTCTGTCTGCAAAAGCAGAATCATTTATTGTGCCACTTGTAAAGTTTGACCCAGCATGAAATTGAAACATTACAGCAAATCTACCAGCGTTATCATATGTAAAATCATCACTAGTAGAAGTATCAGCAGGAAAATTTAATACAAATTTTTGCCATGATGTAGTAATAGTAAATAATTTACTTACTATTCTATCATTTTCAGTGTCAAGTAATTCACAGGCATAAGTAGCTGCTGTACCTTTTGCCCAGAATATTACAGTAAATGTCGTACAGTCAGCAGTTCCTTTATTAAATAAAGCTAAATCTTGTCCTTCCATAGCTTGATACAGTTGTAAAAATTCAGTTGCACCAATAGAAGTATCTGCTGTTGTACAATCCCATTTCATAGAATGTTTAAATCCAGCACCTGTAGGAACATCTGTACTTTGAGATACTGTAAGTCTTCCAGCATTATCACCATTACCACCAACCACCCATCTATCAAAAACTGGAGTTGATATTACTGTGCCAAGACCTGTTGCACTGGTTCCTTTTTGTGCTATTCTCATGTCTCCATTCATAATTAATGGATACACATGATTTCTGTCTATCTTATTTGTTCTGGAAGCTATTCTAGCTACTTCTCTATTAATAGTCATTTTTAGTCAGCGTCTTCGGTTGTATTTCCGTCAATAGCATCCCATTCTTGCCACTCTTGATAATCTGTATTATCTGTAGCTATTGGAATTAAACTTACCTGTCTAGGTTCACTTTGAGCGTCATCCCATTTTTTAATACAAGTAACTGTTCCATCTAATGCTACTTTTTTATATTTTATTGCCATTTATTTTCTCCTGTCATTATTTATAACTCGGCTGATACTAGTAATCTAGCGGTAGAGTTAGTCCAAATATAACCTGTACTTCCTATATAACCCAAATTACCTTGACCATCTGCACCTATTACTATACCATTTTGATGTCCAAACTGTGTATAATTCATATTATCCCAAGGACCACGAGTTGCAGCTTCTGAATTAGTTTTAAAACTATCTGTACCACCATTTTGAATAATTGATGGAGTTGTTCTAAAACTTCCAAAATGATATCCTTGAACATTAACATTTGTATCTATGGGAGTTGTTACATAACCAAGAAGTTGGTCAGCTGCATTTACTTGCGATTGACAATATCTATCACATCTTACTTTATCATATGCAACATCATTAAATGAAAAATTTGGAATATTATCTGAAGTGTATTGTCCTATTTCTATTTGTAATCCTGTCATCTTAACATCATTATCAGTATTATCAAAAAAGTTATTAGGTGTATTACTTGTGTGCATATTAGCAGAAGTATTTGCTTCCCAATCTGTTGCAAGTGTGCCAGATGTAAAATCTGAACCTGCACTTATTGTTGTTCGCCATCTTAAACCTTCTCCAATATCACTATTAGGACTATTTCCTATATCAGGTGGAAAAGTTAATACATGTCTTGTCCATGATGTTGATGTTGTAAATTCTTTTCGTATATTTCTTGAATTATCACTATTAATAAATCCTGTTGTAAATTTAAATGCTTTATTTGTTTTCATATAAAATGAAACTGTAATATATTTAGCAGATGTATTGTTTGAAGTATCTGACCAATTTAATAAACTTGCAATATCAAATGCTTCTACTCTATAATCTATATTAAAAATACTACTATTTGTTGCTAAACTAGCTTCTGCTGTTGTACAGTCAAGATGTAAACATTTTGTAAAACCTGGCAAGTCTGTTATTGCTAAATTAGCTGCCGTATATCTGCCGGCACCTGCTGTTACTGTATGTCTTATTCTATCATGAATAATATAACCCTCATCACTATCACCTAAACCGGTAAGTGTATTATTAGTTTCATAAGAATTATTTCTTAAATCTCCATTAATAACGATAGGATTTGCATTAGGTCTATTTAGACCTTGGTTTACTAATGTTCCTACTACTCTTGATAAATTTCTAGCTGCTGTCATTTTTTATAACTCCGCTCTGAACCATGTATATGCAGCTGTATTATTAGTAGCTGCAATAGCTCCTACACCTTGCTGTATTCCACCAGGATAACTAACATACATTGCATATTTTTTTGTTGTACAATATGAATGAATTCCTGTCATTCCACTAAAATTACTACTACCATCCTCATCTCTAACTTGATAATAGTTTGAGGCATTATTTAAATCTAATGTTGGTACTGCTCTCATTTCAACAGGTGTATGCACAAAAACATCTAAAGTATTTCCTGAAGCTGCACTACCCTGCCCTAAAAGAGCATACTGTTGGTCGGCACCATCTGCAAAAGCAAAAAAGTATCTTTGACATCTCAGCAATTCATCAGAGTGAGACATATGCCTAAATGTTGGTAATGATGTAGAATCATATTCTCCAATCTCCATTTGTATACCTGTTAATAAAAAATTATTATCAGTACTATCTGCTAAGTTTACTTGTCCTACAGCTCGATTAGCTTCTACTTTACTTCCCCATGCAGTTTGTAATGTGCCACCACTCCAGTCGCTTCCACCACCCATCCACCAAAACATCTGCCAGCTTGAACCATTGTCATTACCCAATGCACCTGTTGTGTCAGCGTCAATAACAATTACTTTCTTTTCCCAAGTATTTGCTGATGAAATTGTATATGCCTTTGATATACTTCTAGTGTTATCATTATCTACTACATTAAAAATATGTGTTCCTGTTTTTCCAGATTTAACCCAAAATGCAACAGTAACTTTTTCAGCATCCGAAGTTCCTTTTTTTAAACATTGAAGTTGTTGTCCTTCAAAAAACTGAGCAACATACATTATGTCGCCTGCAGCTAATGAACCATCAGCTGTAGTACAATCTAACTTTATTGACTTTTTAAATCCTTGACCTGAAGGAACATCTGTGTCTTGTGAAATTGACCATGTTCCTATGTTAGACATTCCAATTTTATATCTATCCGGTCCCCACCATCCAGTGCCTGTTATACCAGTATAACTTCTTTGTTTTTGATGAACCATCATTGCACCATTCATAAATAACGGTACAGTTGTTTTAGATTCTACCGCCTGTGCTGTTGGTGCTAATACTAATAAGTCTGCTGTGTCTCTTGCTCTAGTCATGATACTATTTATTCATCCGTGTCTGTTTCTGGGTTATATTTCTTAGAATCTTCAAAGAAATCTATGTTTGTTGTAAACCCAAAATCATCATCAGCGTCTGCACTTGTAGGATTAGGGGTTGTAGTAACTCTTTCTGTTCTTGCCTTATTTGTAGTATCTGTGTCATCATACAAGTCAATCTTAACTTCTTTAATAGTTTTACTTGTATTATCAGGACCAAATAGATAAGTCTTAGCAGTAAAATTCAATGTATAGATAACTGCTCTTCTTGTTGTGTAACTGCCATCATAAGTATCTGAATATTGTATACTATTTAAAACAATAGGTACATCTCTTTTAATATTTAATTCTGGTACTGCATTTACTGTTACTGTATAGTCTGG